CCCCCGTCCGCAGGGTGTAATACTGTCACACAATCCGTCGTAGACCGTATCCAACCACCCTGCCAGAGCGAGCATCCCGCCTGGATGCATTACAAGTCCGGACAGGACTAAACGCGCTAGACAGATCACTGTCCCTAATGGTTCAGAAGGAAAGGTTCCTCACGCGGGCACGTCTACCCGCAGGACACCAACACTGTTCCAAGACAATCAGCGCCCGGGAACTCGCTGTAAGGCGGCAAAGGACCCCTACCCAGATCAGGACTCAGCCACTCGATGACCGAAGTCACGACGAGCACCTCGTCCGCCACTGGGAGGGGACAAAGAAAAGCCTTTGTCACCTCACGCCGAGATCTCCCCCTCGACACCCCGGAGTTCTTAAGCCGGAACTCCCACTCCGGTGTCCCAACGTCGCAGTAGAATGGCCAGGACTCAAAGGCGTAATCAAAACGGTTACCCTTAGCCACGGTGCGGGCGAGACAATAACGAATTGCCTCTCGAACCCGATCAACCGGTGCGTATCCTTCATTCCACTTCGCCGCCGCTACCTCCACCGAACTGTGGAACTCCTCCTCCTCACTCAGGGCCGACCTAGGTACACCCGTGACAAAGTCCGGGGACATACCTACGCCATGCCTACGAAAGAATGAGGGGAAAGAATCCCCAGTAAAGTGAAGAAGGTGGAACTTGTCCGCCAAGCGTTTGGCCAACAGGCCCCGAAAGCCGAGGAGAGGAAGTGACACGCGGGATTGCCGAAGCTCTCCCAAGTGCCACTGAAACCACTCCCGACCGGCACGGAACCTGAACTCGACGGGGGCCCCCCGAAGGAAGTCCAAAAAGGACTTCCCGAGGGAGCCTGGATGTTCCGCAGGACGGAACATACCCAACCGAGGTGACCAAACTGGCCGCAAGGAACCCTCATCCCAGCGCAGAAGCGTTGAGTTGAGTGTACCCCAGGACAATTCCACAGACGTCTTGGTCTCCTCTACCTCGAGACCCACGGCGGAAACCGTTCCGAACCAATGTTCCGGGAACCCAGGAACATCGGTCTGGAAGAGGATGTCGTCTCCGTTAATCAAAACGGGGACACGACCTTGCTGACCCGAAGTGGAAACACTCCACCGAAAGGCAAGGTAATTCTGGAGGCAGAGAAACGGAAATGATAGGAGCGATCCCATCATTTGGCCAACTGAAACCTCCAAAGACTCCTCTTCCGAAAAGAGTATAGGACGGCAAGCGCGGAGTGCTAGCTCCTTCACGTTCGGCGGGACCGAACAAGACTGAGCCAGAATCACTTCAAGCGCTGCCTCCATCACCTCAATCGGAAGGTTATCGGTCGCGGATCGGTAGTCACCAGACACCAAAACGCCCTTTCCCTCACGAAACCCAGCTCGACGGAGACCCTCCTTAGAAGGAGGACCACGGAGCAGCCAGTCCCGCTTGGACAAGTTTCCGTAAATTGTCTTATGCAGAGGCTTAAGAAACAAAGCCTCCGCAGGAAACTTGGACAACGGCCGGGGCTTGCCGGCTGACTGCACCACAAGAAGTCTCCCTGCGTACCTCGGGCACAGGCGGCCACCTCTCCCGTGCAAAACACGGTCGAGATAGCCATCCTGTCCAAAGGTGAGAACACCAAGGGAACCCCCTGCCGACCTCCCGGCCTCGTTACACGAGGACAGGGGGGGCGAAGTCGACAAGCAATACCTCTCATAAGACGCATCCCATCCCTTAGGAAAGAGACGGGCCGTCTCCTTCTTAACGAAAGAGAGGTAACCGGAGGGAAGTCTCTTAGGAGCCCTTCCCAGACGCTCGACCAGGCTACTC